TGCTCGATCAAACCAATATGGCGGACCACCTGCAGATGAAGGCGATGGTGGTGATGATTCTGGTGGCGGTGGGGGCGCTCCTAGTGGAGATGGTGATGGACCATTAATGAAGTTAGGATTGCTCTCAACTCTTGCTGCTGCAGCCATCGGTGGAACAATTGGTGTATTCAAAGGATGGATAGACGCTATTAAGTTTTTCACTCCAGCAAAAATTCTTGACGCGTTGCAGAGTGTGAGTTCATCAATTACAAAAGCTCTAACAGGCTTTGCTGATATGGGTAAGAATGTAATTACCTCAGCAAAAACTGCAGTGTTCGGGGCGCTGAGTCCGCTCAATCAGTTCAAAGATTTCTTTTTAAAATTAGCTGCTCCGTTTACTCAAGCAGCAAAGACAGTTGCAACCTTAGCAAATAGTGTTTTTGGCGTGACTACAAAGGTGACCGATATGTTCGCTTACTTTAAATCGTTTGGCTCTACGATCACAAAAGTAAGCGGTGTAGTTGGAAAACTCTTCTTACCACTAACGATTGTTATGACAGCCATTGATACTGTTAAAGGTATTATCGCGGGGTACACAGAAGGAGGAATCGTTGGCGCGCTTGAAGGTGCGATCACCGGATTCTTCAACTCTCTTATCTTTGGCCCGCTTGATCTTTTAAAAGATCTAGCTTCTTGGGCATTAGGTAAGCTTGGATTCGAGAACGCAGCAGAAACTCTAGACTCATTTAGTTTTAGTGAATTGTTCTCGCAGTTCGTCAGCGGTATATTCGATCTGGGCCGTGGAATTATAAGTTCACTCGTTGGATCATTTGATAACATCTATTCCGAATTTGCTACCGGCGATATCATGGGTGGTATCGGGACATACTTCACCGAGGCATTCACTACTCTCGTAACAAAGCCTCTTGACTTAGTAAAAGACTTAGTATCATGGGCTGCAGATTTATTTGGATTCGAGAATGCTTCAGATTGGCTCGACAGTTTTAGTATTACTGAGTTATTCTATTCTGTTGTTGACTGGATTTCTGCAATTCCTGGTAAGCTTGTTGATGCATTTGAAGATTTTTGGATCGACACGATGGAAAAGTTTAAGATTGGATTCATTAACTTTTCGAATTGGGTTGCATCTATACCAGATAGAATATACTTGAGTGCTCTAGAATATCTAAACAACAGCGATGTTGGAGACTATCTTGTAAGTGATGATGCTGTTGCAGGTGCTCGAGCAGCAGTTCAATCGAGACAAAATGATGGCGCGAATAGAGTAGCACAAGTTCAGCTCGAAGCAAGAGACCAACGCGCTCAATTAGCAGCTCAACGTGTACAAGAAGATGCTGCTAGACTCGGTGCAGCTGGAACAACAGTAGCTCCAACTGTGATGGATAATAGAACTACAGTAGGCCCAACGAATAACGTTACAAATACTACTATTGTTACAACGACGAATGCATCAAGCGCTTTGTCTTCGTATAATCAGTTTCAATTAAACGGTGTTCAGTAAATTAGCTGATAAAGACCCCAGCAAATCACACCAATAATAATCCAACCAACTATTGGCGAACCTGATGCTTGAGCCGACTGTTGTTTTGAGGTCGCACTCGGCTTGCGTTTCGTTACACGTCTTTTCTTATTCGCACCGAACAAATTTGCCCAGAATTTAGCGCTTTGTTTTTGTTGTCTTTTTCTTTCTTGTTCAGCACCAGCTGTTGAATAGACAGTTTTTCTATGTGTAAAACCAGCGCCATCTCTCCAAGTTTGTGTAATCTTGTTTCCGGTCTTTGAGTTATTGCTGTAAGTGGTTCTAAACTGTTTACTGCCGGTTGAATTCGAATTTGTTATCGAACCATTGGTATTATTAATAGTCTGAGACCGCCGCGAATTTGCGCCAGTCTTCTTTGAAGTTCTTTTATATCCCATATTATCCTCCTATGAAGAAGGAGCCCGAAGGCTCCTTCCTTTAGACTCAGTCTCCAGCCGCTAGACTCTTGAAGAAGTCGAGAGTATCGTCGTCTTCATCCAACGATGGAGTGAATGACGGAGATGGAGTTTCCTCCTGCTTAGGAGCGGAACGCTCTTTAAACTTTGGAGTGAAGTCCATCTCCGCGTCGTCCTCGGCAGCCGATTTCATGGGTGCGTGTGAGCTGCCATCAAGGCCGAGAACCTTATAGAGTTTAGTCTTCAGTTCAGCGTAGGTCTTGAAGTTTTTAGGATCGACGATCTCTTTCAGAGAATGCTGTTGCTTCCAGATCTCTTCAAGTTGTTCGTCGGTAAATGACTCACCACGTGAGTTTGTCATGGGACCGGCTTCACTGAACTCAGAGCGATCATAGTTACGGTAGCCTTCGTAGTTACGAATCTTCAGTTTGAAGTCAGCACCCTCCCACATGTCGAATGGGTTAACCGGAGTCTCACCTTCGTACTGTGGGTTCATTGCTTCCTGAAGCTTCTCCATAATTTTCTTACCAAACTTGTAAAGGAATACCTTACCCTCATTTGCAGGGTTAGCAGCATCCTTTACAATATAGATGTTGGCATGAAAGTTAGTGCGACGCTTTTGCTTGCGCGCGATTTCTTTGTCAGCCTCATTACCAGAGTTCCAAAGCTTGGAATTATGTTCAGAGACCGGATCATCTTGACCAAGTGTGGTCAAAGAGTTCTCAATATACCAACCACCAGGACCTTGGAAACCATGGTCATGCATCTTGACAAATGGAACATCTTCACCTTCTGGGGCAGGCAAGAAGCGGATAACAGCGTATCCATTCCCGGCCTTATCGACATCGGGCTTCCAGTATTTGTCATCGTTGTTGTTGGATTGGCCGCCTGCCGTCTTTTGAAGTTGCTGGTTCAGTTTGTCGAACGAAGACGAACGGGCTTTTTTGAGAGCTGCGAATGAGCTAGACATATTTAGTATCCTTTGCGATTATAAGCGATTTTAAGCGGCTTGTTGCGATTGTGCGAATTTGTCGACGAGTATGGCCTTCATCTTCTTCTTATCGTAGCTGATGAATGGTCTTACCTTTGCGACAAATCTATTTATACTCGGAAAGATGATTGGATCCGCAATTTTCTTCTCCCAGTAAGAAAAATTATTCACAAGGTCGTCGATGATAACAAGGGTTTCTAAGTTAACTCGACGCATATTATAGAGTTGGAGAAGACGTGGATGTTGTCCATCTTTCACAAGTATATTCGAGTTGAAGTCTTCGTTCAACTCTGAGAGGTCGTTCTTGAACACGTAGGACAGGCTTTCCTGTTTACGCGACCACTCGACGTAGACCTCTTCTGCCTTCTCATTATCGAGAAGGTCTCCGATCCAAAGCGTAGGATCAAAGATCATATTAGCAAGGATGAATTCTTTTGCATCCTTGCGTTTCGAGAGTTTGTAGAATTGAAACTTATCTCTACGGTTCTCGAAAGATTGTTGAGAGGCCTTCACCTTACCATTGTACTTAAAGTAATCGTAATCAGTGGTGAAGTGCCTCTTCAGCGCGAGATAATACAGATAAATCTCAAAAGCATCTCGCGTTGAATATACAGACATTAGATTGGTAACCTCTGTGTTCTTTCTACTAAGTTAAGTTTTTCGGCGTCTTCATGTACACGAGCTTTAATAATCTGGCTTCGGCGTACGATGTCACCAATTACTTCAATTTCTACTCCGTGAACTTCAGCATAATGAACAAGCGCATCGATGTATGAAACATCTTCGTTCACGTATTTGCTGACTTCACGGAGAATACTTTCCGCTGTCAGTTCTATTTGCATTATCCGTGTAACACCTTTGTGTTGATAGACCAGTTTTCTGCAGCGTCTTCAACGTAGTGAATAGACTTTCCAGGAAAGGTCTCGGTGTAAAACTTGTTTCCGCCTTGATCGTAGTAGTCAATGTAGTAGTAATCACCGGCGGTATTTTTCATTACTTCGGCTCGAGCTGAATGAGCATTTTCTTTAAAAAAAGTTGAAATAAGCATGTGTTCTCCTATTTTACCATAAAGCCCATGCGATAAACTGGGAGATATCCGTTTGAATTGTCGGGGGCTTCTATATAAGTATAACCTATTTTCGTATAAATGTCAACTATTTGTTGATCATCGCTCCAAACTGGAATGAGTTCATCATAGTCTGGATCCGGTGTATCGCGGAAATGAAGCTCAATTACCTTATCACCTATCATCTCAATGTTGACGATATTGGCACCTGAGAACATAAGTTCGTCCTCAATACGTAACGACATTGGGATTTGTTTGTCGGAGCGGGTCCAGCACTTGAACCTGAATAGCTGATCTACGTTACGTTCAGCCTTAAAGCACGATTTTTGTAAGTATCCATATAAATCTTCTGAATCATATGTGATGGAATACTGATCACCATCAAACCATTCACACCAGAAGTATCCAGGTTCTACACTTGTACGGTCTTCAGCTTCAATCCATTGCTTTCTAGCACCTACACCCATGCCGTCAAGGTTATATATGGGTCTTACACAGTAATAACCAGAAGCCTTTGGAGGAACACCTCCAGGCCCGCAGTCATATCCTAACAATTCAGCCAAATATAGTTTATTAAACCAAAGTCTAAGATGAGGATATTTTTGCCAAGCCTGGAAGTCTTCCATTATTACCTCAAGAAGAGTTTTTGATATTTATTCGATACCAGAAACCATCTCTTGAGTTGCTGCAAGCTCAGGATCTGGAACTAATCCATATTGTGCCAGTGCACCTTCTGGACCTGCCATATCATCACTCACGAAGAATTCAACGTACTCTTTAAGTCCTGGAATTACGCTGATATGTGCGTTCTTCACATAGAAGTAAAGTGGACGACTGATTGGATAATCACCACTTGCAATCGTCTCTACGCTCGGGAATACACCGCTTACAGTAGTGACTTCTAGTTTATTCGTGTTGTTCTGATAGAAGCTAAGACCAAATACACCAAGTGCTGTTTTATTCGCATCGAGGCGAGCAAGGGTTTCAGTATAGTCCCCATCGATATCAACTGATGCGCCGTCTGTACGAACTTTAACGCATGACTTCTTTTGATCATCATCTAGCTTTTCAACACCGAGTGCTTGCTTACATCCTTCTTCCATAACCTTCACATCAAACACTTCACGAGTGCCGTGCTTGGTCCCTGGGATATAAGCGAGAATCTCTACTGCAGGTAGAGTAGAATCCACATCGCTCCAAAGCTTTGCGGCGCTATCAGCATGCAATGCGGTATAGAGTTGAAGAACTGTTAGATCCTTAATGCCCAATTGGTCGATGTTTGATGCAAATACAATGCCATCATAACCAATACGAACTTCAGTAACCTTACCGACTACTTCTTCGCACTTGGCCCATTCTTCGTCTTTCATCTTTGACGAACTATTAGCAATATCAACAGTGTTTTCACCAACACCTTCGCAAAGCTTTTTGCGACCAGCGCCTGAACCACCACCTTCTACAACCGGCGAAGGAAAGTCAAAGTTTTCACCAAATGCTTCTGCTACAATTGTTGCATAAGGCAAGACGGTTGACGATCCAGTTACTTGGACGTTATCTCTTGCAAATGCGGTAGATGCTACAGCCAAAGCTAATGTAGTGCTAAGTAAAAGTACTTTCATTCAATTTCTCCACAACGAGAGGCTTGCGGTTTGCTTCCTCACATTATAAATTTATACCATGATTGTAACAATTGGGTTAAATCTATATTATAGTTTTGTAAAAAAGTGGAGCTAACCATGGCTCCACACGGGTTTATTACGTAACCACCCGACGTCAGTGTAGCTTAGAAGCTAAACGATACACCAACGATGCTGTCGATATACTCGAGGTTGCCGTCGAAGTTATTCTCGAGATATGCCTCGACACTTGCCGGTCCAAGGTTAACATTAGGCACATAGGTTGCACCCAACACCGCACCTTCAAAAGTGGTGCTATCAAACTTGATGAAGTGATCGCCGTTATAGATAGCAATGTCGGTCTCAGCCCAAACTGCAAGACCTTCGATTGGTGCATAGCCAAGACGAGGGGTCAATACAGAAGTAGCAACAGTGGTATCAGTGTTGTACTCGGTAACAAGCTCAGTGTTAAGAGCAAGACCGTTGCCAAAGTCAAGAGCCGAAGCACTCGAAGTCATTGCAACAACAGCGGCGGTAGCCATCAGAAATTTCATCATTTATATTCTCCTTAGGATTTGTTTGTGGTGGAGTTATTAACAAAGGCGTACAATGCAGTAGAGCGGTTCACCAGTTCGCTCTCGTTGTACATCTTCGGTTGGTTTTCGTCGATGAATTTATTTATTGCATCGATGTTGTTATTTGCAGCTCGAAGGGTATCAAGCTTAGCAAAAAACGCGTCCTGTTTCATTTGTGTCTCACGGTCAAGCATATCTTGTGCCATCTTCATGATATCAAGACGAACTTCGTATGGGTTCTTATTTCCCTGCATCTTTATCACCTACAGCGGCTTTACGCTCAGCGTCATTGAATGCCGATACAGCGTAAGAATTCATAGTGGCCATACCAGAAGCATAGTCACCTTTCATACGAGAAGTCATTGCAGAAGCTGAACGGAAGGTTTCAGCGGCATTAGCAGTAGAGAACTGCATTGTGTTGTTCTGGTTGAAACCCATAGCAGCACCGGCATGGAATGCGTCAATGTTTGCACCGAGGAACATGAAGCCCCAGTTCTTACCTTCTGCTTTTTCGACCATCACTTTGATGTCTTCGTTACGGAAGGTGCGAGACTGATTCTCTTCGCCGTCAGTAAGAATAGTGACGATAACCGATTCACGATCGGCCTTCTTCTTTTCTGCAAGAAGAATATTAAGCTTAAGCATGACACCACCCATAGCGTCGAGAAGGTTGGTACCACCGCTTGGGCGGTAGCTTGACTTCGTCAGAGGAGTTACTTCTTGAACGTCTTGACGATCGAAAATGCAATCTACATTATGACCATTGAATTTGTAGAGCGAAACCAGAGTTTTGATGCCAGTCTTTTCAGCGTCTTCTTTCTGAGCCTTCAGATATTCGTTGTAGCCCGAGATAGTTTGATCCCAGCAAGACGACATCGAAGAGGATTCGTCGAGGACGAAGATGATGTGAGATAGATTTGGATTTTTGCCAGCCCGCTTAGGTTTGAAAGCTTGGCCGAGATTTGCTGGTTGAGCGACTGATTGAGTCAAGCCCAACGTAATAGTTCCAGGAATTGCGGAAGTAGTAGGTTGAACGTATCCACCAATGTAAGTTGGGATAACCGCTGCTTGTGCAGTAATGCGACGTGATGCCATGTTATATGCCTCGTGTGTTATGTGTTGTGTGTGAGCGCAACTTTTCTGTTTCGAGGTAAGTTGCCAACCCAAGTAGATTAGGCTGCGAGAGCGTAAGCTACAGGTGCAGAATTTTCATTTGCATTTGTTATTTTCTTCGCGATAACGGTGCTTAGATCCCGATAGCTCCATCCTGCCTAGTCCGCCTGTCGATCCTAATTTCGGGCCCATCAAAGATACATTAATCAACCACCCTGTTGACTTCAGCCGCGCTATACGGTAGAGAACGTCTTCTAATGTATCTGTGGTGGACCCGACCGGTACTGCCCCGGTGTCCAGAACGTGTTCAGTGAATATCATCACTACAAGTATATTTATATACTATCTACTCGTTAATGTCAACTAAAATTTTAACCTTTATCATATCGACGTTGTTTCTCAAGGTATTCTTCGTGTCTAGGCGCAGATGGAGCTTCTTTTTGTTCTTCTTGTTTCTCCATTAGTTACCTCAGATGTCTGGGTGTTGATAGATATGAGAAGCTTTGCCATCATTAAAAGCGGTTCCAACATAGATCGAGTGTTCTGGAACGGCACTGCCTGTTGGGACTACAGTGAACGTCACGTCAATTGGAACCACAGGCTTCTCGAGTGTTTCGTACCAAACAGTTGGTGTGCCTTCTCGTTCATGTGCGGTTAGAACTTTGAATGCACCTACAGATGTTCGGATAGTTGCACTATCACTGGTGATCTGTACCCTTTGTACGACTCGAGTCATGCCTTACTCCTTAGCGATAAAAGATGTGATTTTCGATTTGAGTAGTCTCTTCAAACGATTTACGCCACTTTGGCTTAACTGAGTCTGCGTGATACATGGTTGCACCCATCGTCGGGTCGAATGAAGAACCATACGTATTTATAACAACCGTCGCGACCTGTAATGCTTGTTGGTACGATTCTTGATTTTGAATTTCATCCGATCTGCCATCACAATACCAAGAGAACTGGCACTGATTGCGACGAGGCAAGCCATCTTTTCCAAGCCGAGCTTGTTTAACGACACCGCATACATCGTCTGGATAGCGATCATCACTTGCCCTGTTGAGCGTCACATATGCAACAGCTCTTTGGCCGAGTTCAGATTCACCTTTTGCTTCGTGATAAATGTTAAGAGCTAAGCATTCACGCTGCTCATTATAATTTTCAATAGCCGGAACATCGAAGTCTGGGTTATATGCCGAAACTACAGCATCAGGCATAAAAGAGATTAGGGCTGCAGCCGCTACGGCTGAGCTTAAGTTTACTAAAAATTTCAAGGGAAATTACCTCTGTTGTTTCCTACTTTGGTAACTAATATTTATTCCATACAGGTCATCATGTCAACATTTAATTTCGCGATAAGCAAAAACTTGCTTATTCCTTGTCTTCGATTCCGATGATGTCAAACTTGATCAGAAGCGAAAGGACATTAGCTGCACCTTGAATGATCAACCACGGAAGAGCAGCAATGGCAACATAGGAGTAAGGACTCATAAACACCAACACGGTCATAGTCACGTAGATCATATACACCATAACAAGATGATGAATATCAAAGTCGATCGAAAGAGCTGCTTGTGATAAACCGGTAAACAAACGAATCGCTACGAAATAGAACATTGAAGCGAGAATCGCGAGAATAACAGCGGTGAATTCAATCGCACCTTCGACTCCGTAAGTGGCAGCCAAAGCAGCTGCCACTCCAAGATACTTAATCATCATTTACCTCAGAAAGGAGAGTCGTTACGGTAGTCGTCGTCAGGATTGCTAGTGATATGAGTCTTTCCGCTCGGAGCAGAAGCAGCTGCATCAATCTTCGTGTAAAGGTCGACGAAGGCAGCCCGAGTATCTTCATCAAAGCGAGAAACACAGAGGTCAATCGACTTCTTACGATCTTTGAAGATCGCGAAGGTCTGAGCAATATGGCACAGCCGACGAGTGGAGATGATCTCGTCAATACCGCCATCATCAAAGGTCTTGCGGATAGCAGACGACCACTTCGTCAGGTTCTCAGCGAAGTCATCGTCAACTTGGCCATAGAGTTCCATGTGTTTGACAACGATCTTCTTCTCAACTGGAGCAGTGGGGTAGGGTTGTTCCATTGTGATAGTGAAGCGCTCAAGGAAAGCTTCATCGATGATCGTGGCAGCGATGAAGCGGCCATCCTCAGAACCCTTACCCTTGGTGTTCGAAGTTGCGATCACGTTGAAACCAAGCGCCGGAGTCACGAGCTCACCAGTCTTTTTGATGAGAACTGGCTTACCTTCGAGAACACCCTGAAGAGCCATGAGCTTATTCGAACCACGGTCAATCTCGTCGACCAAAAGGATTGCACCAGCTTCCATGGCTTTGATGACTGGACCCTTCGAGAAGACAGTCTCACCGTTAACCAGTCGGAAGCCGCCAATCAAATCATCCTCATCAGTCTCAGGAGTGATCTGAACACGGATGTATTCACGATTGGCTTCGGCACAAGCCTGTTCAACCATCATGGTCTTACCGTTACCCGAGAGGCCGGTGACATAGACCGGGTAAAACATCTTCGAGTCGATGATGGTCGAGATGTCTTTGAAGTGTCCCCACTTTACGTAGGTCTTGACACGTTTAGGAACATACGTACCTTCTTCAGAGAGAACGATCGCAGGAGCAATAGGAGGAGTAGGGCGAAGTTGAGTAACAGTCGCAGCGAGATCATAGACACCGCGCTTAACGGCGGGGACAGATTTGATCACACCCCAAACAACGTTATGTTTGATACCATGGGCGTCAGCAAAGTCGAGAAGAGCTTTGCGAGTGAAGGAAGTGGTTTCGGGATTTGATTCACGGATAGCGTTGATGAAGTTTTGAACGTCAGTCACGGAAGTCTCCATAATGTTGCTTAGCTTACTAGATCTATATAAGCCAGTTAAGGGTAAATGTCAACCCCTTAACTGACAATTTCTGCAAATTTTGCTGCAATCAAACGGCTTTGTTTGCGCTTGAAAGCTTTGTTAGCGAAAGCCGAAGCGATCCCACGAGTATCTTCGTCTAGATCATCTTCACTATCTTCATCTTTAACATTAGAAGTGCCACCGAGGACAGTGAAGATCTGACGATCGTAACCATTGTTACTATCAATAACAACACATCCATCTTTGTTGACTTGAGCAAGAGCATCAGCAAGTTCTTGAGGATCGCGAGCACCAATCTGATATTTGATCTCACCAGTAGAAACCAAATGGTAGTTCATAGTGCGCACACCCATGTTGCGAAGGCCATTCAGAAGACAAGGAGTAATAGCACCATAACCATAGTTAACGGCGAGCTTCTGACCCAGAATATCGATCACACGCTTATTGTAGCCTCGCGACGATTGACCGCGAACATCGATACCGTTTTCGATACCAAGACCATCGCCTTGACCGTCTGTCAAAGTGATGAAGTTCATTTTTTGAACATTGTGCTTGACCCTGAAGTCAGCAATGTGGTGATACATAGCAAGAATAGCAGTGTCGAGAGGTGTGCCACCCATTGTCTCAAGGGCACCCATCCATTGCCGACGATTTGGACCGGTCTGAGCAAAGAGAGTTTTAAAGGCTTCTTCGTAGACTTTCTTCGGCATCGACGAGTCGATAAGCTTGAACACGTGGGTGTTGCCCATGTTGACCGCAGTCAGATCATGTTTAGCAGCACGAACCTTAACACCGAAGTCATACCCAACACCGTAAGGATTTGTGAAGCCATAGACCTCGAAAGGAATATTGACCCGCTTGCAGAAGGTAGAAAGGATGAGAACTTGTTTGATCACTTTCGGCAGGATGCCATGCATCGAACCAGAGTAGTCGATTAACATCATCATACCATGCGACTGATCATCGTCGAGGTGAGTCACTTGTTTGAAGAGGTTGTCTTCAAACTTATACTTATGAAGAACGTTAACGTCAAGCGAACCTTTGGTCGAGGTCCGAGCCCGAGCAAAGCGGCGGGCAGTCTTACGCATCTCAAACTCTTTCACCATCACCGTGACAGAGTCTTTCAAGTCAGACATAAAGCGAATGTAATTCTTCACAGGAAAGTCAGCTGAGTCGACTTTCTTATAGCGACCTTTCTTTACTGCTTCGTATTGAGAAGTGATTGCGTTGGCCATTGCCTTAGTCGGACCCTTAGCATAAAGGGTCGATCCGCCAGCATTGACTGAGTCGACTAGCGAACGAGCGATAGCGGAACGGAAGAGAGCGTCAGTTTCAACACCTTCGATATTGTCTTCGGCATCGACGGTGATCGGAATATCACCGCCTTCTTCATTCTTTTCTTCTTGTTCTTGTTTGAAGCTATCGACGTCAACTTCGATCTCGACTTCACCGTTGAGGATAGCTTCTTTCAGCTCTTCCGACATTGGCTCAGACTTTTCGCCAGAATTTCCATTACCCTTGCTGACGACGATCTTTGAAGGAATACCCATGGGAGGCTTAATACCAGCCTTCTTCATAGCTTCTTCCAGTTCTTGTTGAGCTTTGATAGCAGTGTCGAGCTCATCTTTCATGAAAGCATAGAGTTCACGGCAAGAAGCAATAACATCATCCCAAGTCTCAACTGCCATAGCGCGATTGACGTAGGGTTGTTCTTTCTTGGAGAACTTGACTTTCACCAACCCACGGCTTTTCGAGAAGATATTGAGCCGGTTCATAAACGAGAGTTTGTTAACATTTTCGTTTTTGATACCGAAGAAGTCACGATCAAGAAGATCTTGATAACCGCGCATGAAGGACCCATAAAGACCAGGGAACTCACGAAGCACTAGCTTTTCGATGCGGATATCTTCGACGATGTTGA